ATACAGTTCCATTGTTTACCCACATAAGTTGTCCACTGCTGCCTTTGTTCCACGCTTCTTTGCCAAACATTGGGTTTTTAATTCCTATTTTTTGACTGCGAAGAATTGCTTTAACTTCAGGGCGTGTCGATGGATTTTCGTTGCCTGTGCATTTACCTTTTCTCGACAAACTTACTTTTTTAGCATAGTTTTCTACGCGAGAGTCTGTATCTTTAGTTAAAGATTTATTCCATGGCGGCATGCCATTGGTAGTAAATTTACCGTCACCATTATGTTGATTGAACGACATAGGGTCATTTTTTGCGTCAATTTTAGATAGGTATTCTGATTCAAGATTGCGAATAAACGTCGGATTTCCAATTAATAAGACTTCTCTTTTCCAGTCAGTTCTATTTTCCAAAATCATCGGTTTAACAATTTTGCTTGAGCATATATACCCATCATCTGGGTGGCATCCAACAGCAGATCTAGACCCAATATACCACTTGTGAGTGGGTATATGAGTCCACCTATATAAGAACGCCAATGTTACTTTCATTTAAGTTTCATGTCCTTAATAAGTCCAATAACAGATTCTTTAAGATATTTCTGAGCTCTGGCATCACCAGCTATCTCTAATACTTTATGCCCGTAACGCATGTTCATGAGTGACTCGTAAATAGCTTTTGGATATGCGTTTGGAGCTGATGGCTGAGCTACTATATCCACAGTAATGATTTCAAAATCACTAACATGGCCGTTCGCTTCGTTAACATTACCGCTGCCTCTGCTTGACACACCTAACTTAACTCCGTTTTCTAGCATAGTTTTAACTAGCTGGCCCATTGGAGTAGGTAATATTTTTAAAGTCCCAAAACCGTTTGCCCCGTCCATGTACATTTCTGTAATCATATGGCTTACACGGTCTAGGTTAATTTTAAGGTCATCCGGGTGATCTACTTCACCTAGCACGCTGTATCCGCCCTTCACTTGTTCCATGACTGTGTCAACAGCTTTGCTAATTTCATGAACAGGGTAAACCCGTTGATTCGCATTTCGAACTCCACCTTGTATAAAGATGCCTTTCATCTTGAGAGATTTTCCGCCCTTGCCGTCATCCTCGTTGAGAATCTCAACGCGGGCATTGTCAAAGGATAAATTTTCTCTTAGATAAGATGCCATGATCTATTACGCCTCGTAGCCTGACGATCCGCCTGGATTGAAGGATTTCTTAACAACTGGAACTGACTCTTTAGTTGTTTGACCTTCTTGTTCACGCTTTACAGTACGCTTGTCTTTATAGCCTTTAGTGTTGGCACCCGGGCTGTTTTCGTACTTGTCTTGACCCATCTTTGTCTCGCCTTTTGTCAAGTAGTTGCTTGGTTTCTTAGGGCTAGTATTGCTGTCACGGTCAGAAGCTGCACCACCTTGTGCTATATTTTTTGTAGTTCCGCCCATGTCATTTTTGCCACCGATTTGTGTGCTCTTACAGTTAATAGACGATTTTGTACCACCAGACCCAATAGCGTCGCCTTCAACAGGCTTAACAGCAGTTACTTTTTCAACATATTCACGCATTAAGTCAGCTGGTGACTTGCGAGATTTACGAGATTCTTTGACTTTCTTAGCTTTTTCATCTTTCTCAGCAGCTTTACCGTCGTACTTGTCGCCTTTAACAGCAGTACCTGGGTGTTTGTTACCCTTCATGTCAGTCCATGGTTTGTCAGTTTTCTTGGATTCGCCGTAGATGCTAGCTTCGCCAAACTTTTGTCCATCGGACTCAGTTTCATCGCCTAGTTCTTCACCGCCCATGTCTTCTTCATCAGCGTCGAACTCGTCGTCGCCCATGTCATCTTCGCCAGCGGCGTCATGGATACCAGGCATATTTTCTTCTTCAGCTTCTTCGTCAGCCATTAGCGAGTCAAACTCTGCTTTAAGTTCGTCGATTGCGTCTTCTAGATCCATAACACGGTCTTCAACGCTTGCTTCGTCATCCATGTCTTCGTCGTCCATGTCTTCGTCGTCCATGTCTTCGTCGTCCATGTCGTCGCCCATTACGCCGTCATCGTCGTCAGCAAACTCGTCATCTTCGTGCATACCTTGTTGGTCGCCATCAATAACGTCATTTTGATCTTCAATCTCGTCGCCAAGGCGTTCTGCGCCGCGACCACGTTGAACAGGGAACTGGTCCTCGTCAACTAAACTCTCATAAATATCGCGGCTTTTTGCGATTACGATATCGTGAAACAATGCTTTAGCTTTTGCTTCATCTTCATTGATAATGTATCCGATCAGTTTTTCGAACTTTTGCATAGGTAACTCCTTAAGGTTATTTAACTTGTAATATTATTTACTCAAAATTGAATAAATCAGTATAATATGTGTGTTTTTCAGAGCGATCTTGAAGATAACTATGTTAAGCTCACATTCCGCCCTGCTCTTGTGCTGGTGGTTTGTATATTGCGCTCAGTGTGTTAATCTTTTTCTCGTGCTCTATTTTTCTAATGTCGTTTATTTGCCGTAGTTTATTCAGCTGGCCAAGAGTAAGCCGTGTTTTCCGCAAATCAGAAATAGTTAAAATGGACTGATCGTCCTTCTCAGTAGAGTAGCCGGGCGGATTTGCCCCAATGGCTGAGTCCTTGCCCATTTCAAATAAATCTAATATAATCATATCTTTATTTAACCAAAATATAGTTTTTTACTGAGCTGGCGCTGGAGCGCCGTCAGCACTGCCCATTGGCGATGTAGCTCCAGTGGCACCTGCACCACCGCCCATATCTGCTCCACCCATATCTCCACCTTCTTCACCGCCCATGTCGTCAGGCATTGGACCTAAGTTTTCTAAGTCAGAGGATATGCCACCTGCTGACACGCCAACAGCTCGTAAGTTTGGATCATCAGGTTTAGCATTTTCATCAGCATGCTCTTCAGACCACATTTCTTCGTTTTCTTGCATTTCTTCTTCAGTGAGACCAAGGTAGCGTGTAAGTAAGAATCGTTTTGCCAAGTAAGGTATCTGCTCAACTTGAGTAAATGTTGAAATTCTTGCTGCATCAATCTCAACTTGACGATATTTTGTAAAGTTTTGCGGCTCGTTAAACTTTATATCAAAAACACTGTTATCAATGTTAAAGCCTCTAAACCTCAAGAAGATTTTAAACTCTTTGTCTAATACGCTAGATACAAAATTTTGTAGTCTCTTACAGTATTGGTTGAATCTCCATTCTTGAATCATTGCGATACCAACTTTTCCGTCGCTAAAGTTATTAGCTGCTTCATCATTTTGTGTTGGCAGATAGCTTGCTGGAATACGTAATCCGCGGAATAACTTGTTTGTGAAGAATCTCAGATCAGTTATTTCACCTAGATTCTGTCCCCCAGGCAGTGCTTCTACACTGGACCCGCGCCCATCTGCAGTTTGAGGGAAGAAGAAATCCTCATTCATGGAAATCGGGTTGTATGTTGCATCCATCATATTACCGCCCGAACCGTTAGTAGACGGTATTCTACGTTGATGAACTTCGTTTTTTACTCGTTCAACAAATGCCATTGCTAAGTGAGATGGCATATTCCCAACGTCAATCTTGAAAATTCTACGCTCAGGTGCCCGTTGAATACGGTAAATAATGATCGCATCTTCAAGTAGTTCTTTTTGTTTAAACACTTTAAACACAGTTTCCAAAACAGAAGTGCCAAATGGCCATGCCATATCTAGCCCTTCAGACAGGCTAATATGTACTACATGCTCTGCGTTGATAACTGCTTCATTTTTTGCACTAGTAAATCTTGATCCGCCCTGCCCGCCTGCTGGTGTATACGCTCCAGCACTACCTCCAGTACCACCCATTTGCGGGTGATTTTCATATGAATCGGACGTAGTGACTGCTGTAACTGTCAAATTTTGAAGATTAGGATTAAGATCTTTAATGACGTATTGCTCAGGTTTTTTGCCGTCAGACTCATTTACAATAACTTTGGTTACCTTAGACATTTCAGACCATAGTAGCTTAAACGTCTCTGGATCACGAATAAACACTTGATCGCCGTATTTCAGTGTATTTCTAAACAGTTTGAAAATTCTCTTGTCAAATTCGTTTAGTTTGTACCATTGCTGTAACTGCTCTTTAACAATCTTTATTTCGTTATCCGTTGGAGTTTCTTTAAAATCAATATCAAACGCTGTGCCATTTTCTATGTTTGCTTGTGTCGAAAATTCTGCTAAGATATCAAGGGCAGCGTTGATTTCGCTGTCAGCATCCATTTGTTCGTACTGGTTATATCTTGCAATACGATTTGGATGGCCAATGTAAACATCAGGTAGTGAACTTTGATAGTTTTTCACACCAAAACTATTCATGGCATCATTGTTGCCACCACTGATTGGGCTAACATTATTAAGGTTAGCTATTTTAAAATGCTTTTGCCATGTTGCCATGAAGTTTAGTCCTCGATCAGTTATTTATCTAAGGTGAATAGTCGTCAAACGGTTGCTCTGTAAATTCTACTTGAAATATGTTTGTGATCAGTTGATGTGTCTGCCAAATCTTGCATCAGAATAGTCGATTGTTCTATCATCTTGTTTTGCTCAGTTAGCAATGTTGCTACTTTTGTTAATGCTGTTAAAATTGCTGGTTGAGAACTTTTTGCGGCATCTTCTACAGCAGAGCCTTCAAAGTATTTTGATAGCATATCGACTATTGGTTTAAACGCTGTTAAAACCGAAGCGTCATTTAATGAAACTTGCACATTATCTAAAGCGGTTTTGTTAATAGTTGACATTGCTGCATTAGTCGAAATATCTGCTTCTTGAGCTAATTTAGTTTTAGTATTTTCACTATCTAGGTCAGGAGTACTTTGGTTTATAATTTTAGCAGCTTGCGGAACAACTGTATCAATTTTTGTTGATAAGTTTACTATTGACGAATCGCTAGGTAGGTCAGATTCTGATTTACCTTTTTCTAAGGCAGCAACTACAGGGGCAAATGATGTCGGATCAATTGCAGTAAACGCTGTATATGAATCAGTGTCGTGAAATAATTTAGACTTTTCTAACTCTGACAGCAAGAGTCTATTACTTTGAGCTGGATCAATAGGTTTGTTTTTGTCTATCGCAGCAACAATAGTGGCAGTTGTTTGTGCCGGATCAACAGGTTTGTTTTTGTCTATCGCAGCAACAATGGTAGCAGTTGACTCAACTGGATCAACAGGTTTGTTTTTGTCTATCGCAGTAAACTCCGAGTATGAATCATTGTCGTGAAATAACTTAGCCTTTTCTAAATCTGACAACAAAGGCCCATTACTTTGTGCTGGTTTAATAGGTTTGTTTTTGTCCTGAGGTAGTTCGCTGTTACTCGTCGCTTCGTCTGGGTGAGTTTTATCGTATATGAATCCGCCAATGCTATCTACGCCTAACGCTGATTCAAGAGTGTCATTTAAAAAGTTATGTGCTCCTTCATTGAAGTTATAAAGAGCTTGCCCGGCTGATGCAATGCCAACTGCTGCTGCGGCTGCGGCCGCAACAGTTCCTACTGACGCTCCAGCTATTGCGGTTCCTGCTGTAGTCATTGCGCTGCCAAGAGTAGCAGCAGCACTAGTTGCCGCTCCAGCTATTGCGGTTCCTGCCGCTGTTAATGCTGCACCAGCAGTGCTGACCATTCCCGATAATGCTGTTCCAGCAGAAGCTAATGTCCCCCCTAATGACCCAAATAAACCAGTGACTGATGCCGTGCTTGACCCAAGTAGTAGCGAAGCAGCTTTAAGTTCAAATAATCCACCAATCAAACTTCCTACCCCAGTTACTACACTAGATATAACCATTGATGTTTTATCAACTGGCTTCAAATCTGCCAAAATTCCAGCATGGCCCAACGCCATTTTCATTTTGGCAG